CAGCATCAGTGGGACAGGTGTGTCTGGACAAGCGAACTGCCATTGTCAATGGGATTCTGCGCGGGATGCGGCGGCGTGGACTGCCCGGCAATGTTGACGTGGATGACCTCCAGCAAGAGGGGGTTGTCGCTGTGTTTCTGTCGGGCATTGAGGGGCCGGAATCGCTGGTTAAGCGGATTGCGCGTAATTCCATGCTGGATTTCTTACGGCGGAAGCTCCGGGAGAATAAGACCTTTACCGCGATTGACGACTCTCCGGATATGGACGCGCGAAAGACGTGGAAAGACCCGTTTTTCTTTAGTGCCGTTGATGCGCTCCGGCAGGGACATGAAGAGTGGAGCCGTGAGCGCGCGGAGCGGTGGGCGTAATGACGACTTCTATCCAAACACTCTGGGATGAGTTCCAGAATCTGACAGCGCATCAGAGGCGCGTAGTTTTCCATATGTACTGGGACGGATATACGGCTGTCGAAACTGCTGAAACGATGGGGATCGGACTGCGAACGGTGGAGCGCGCGCTGGCTAATGCTGAAAGTCACCTGAAAAATAATTTAGAAAAGGTGGCGGGTTTTGGTGGGTCTCAAACGTTAGTACAGGCGAGAGGGAAAAGCGGGATGGCTAAAAGCGGCAAAGGGCTAGTGCCTACACAGGCTCCGAACGAGCATAAAGCGCCGCCTAATCTTGAGCGTCCCGCTGACTCTCAATGTCCTCCGCCGGATATCTATGACGCTCTGCTATTTGGCGGCAAGCAATCGGAAGATATGCCAGAGCGGGACGTGTTTCTGGAATCGCTGAATCAGGTATGCGCGTCGGCTTTCCTGCAACTCATGGATAAGGGCGGATATAACGAGTCCGCCAGGCTAAATAGAGCGCGCATCTCACAGGCGGTGAGCTGATGGCGCGCAAGACCGGTGCGATCTCCAGTGAAGGCGGGACGGTACATCCGCACTTCTACGAACGGGCAAGCGCGGTTGAGGATCGGCTGATTAAGCTGATCGACGGCGGTGAGGACTTGGCGGATTGGTACCCGCGACCGGATCTGAGTACGGTGATTCGGATGCGGCAGGCGTCGGGGATTGGTGGTAGCTACGACGTTTAAACTCGCAACCACATGCAGGCATCGAGCGCCTGTAACATCGAGCGAGCGGATGTTTTTGCGGGGACTCGCATATGCGCCAAGGGGCGCTAAAGGCGATGGGCGGCCTGGACTGCCAAGACTTTGAGGGTGGACAGTAACCCTCACGGCCGGGTTAGCCTCCGTTGTCCTGATGGACTATCGGCTCGTTTCTTCGGATCGCATACCGAAGTGTGCTGGCGGAAATGCTCGAATGGCGATGAGCGGTTCAGGGCGAGATAACAAGCCTAGCCAGAGGTAAGGGTCACGGATCAATTCTGCGCGGCTGGTATGCGTGGGATGGCAGTTCGAATCTGCACCGCCTGCACAATCCTGAACACAGCGAAATTCTTAAAACGCGATGACGTAGAGATTTGGGACCTGACATCGAAGCGTTAAATATCCGGATCAAGCAACCTATAGCAGGCTGTGCCGGGCCAGATGACAGGCCACAGCGTTGAATCCCAAATCGCAACAATGAGCGGGGAGCGTCGGAGAGATCCGATTCTCCCCGCGCCGGTATTTACGATGACTTTTGACGAAGCTCTCCGAAAATACGGTGTCAGCGTGAAAGAGGACGTGGCGGACGCCTGCCGGATGCTGGAATCGCAGGGATTCCGGTACGGCAAGGATTTCGTAACGGGCAACGCCATCGAGACGGCGGGTTCGGCGATTATCGAGTTGGAGGCGGAGCGCAATGGACTTTGATTCCGTTTGCGCGCATCTCCGCTTGAAGGTTGAGCCGGACGTTGCGGATGCGTGTCGATTCCTCCAGGAGCGCGGTTACGTGTTCTGTGTGGACTTCGGAATCCGCAACGCACACCAAAAAGCAGGGGAAGTGATTTTCGGCTATGGCGAAGCACCCTACACCGGTATTCCGCGGGTTGATCCAGAACGGAAGGATCGGCCTGGAACGGAAGGAAGACTTCGCTGCTCTCATCGCGCGTTTGGAAGGCAAGGAGATCGACCTTCGGCTCAGCAAGCATCGGCAAGCACGGTCGCTTAGCCAGAACGCGTATTACTGGTCGGTGGTGATTCCGTTGCTCGCCGAGCACATCGGCTACGAGACGGAAGAAATGCACGATGCGCTGAAATGGCGCTTTTTGCAAACCCACACACAAGATGAGCACGATACGGCGGCGAGTTGGGTGAAGCTGCCAACGGTCCGCAGTACGGCCGATCTGGATACGGCTGAGTTCACCGAATACATCGAGCAGTGCCGGCGACTCGGCGCGGAGATGGGTGTGGTGATACCGGGGCCTGGCGGAATGGATCGATGACATGGCGAATGAGCACGGCGCGGCGGATGCACTGATGGCGGTGTTCGGTCTCAAGCGTGTCAAGGCGCGGCGGGGAACGGCAAGGCGTGGGCGCGTTACGGACACTGCCTACCTTGGATGGATGGCGAAGCAGGCGTGTATGGTGTCGGGACGGCGCGCCACGGTTCACCACGTACGGCGGTGTGGCGAACCCAAAAACGACAGGCGGACGGTTCCACTGGCGCCGGAGTATCACATGATCGGCCACGGCTCGCGCACGTCGATTGAGGCGCTGGGCAAGGCGAAGTTCGAAGCTCGATACGGCGTCAACCTGGAGGCTGCAATTGTCCGATACAACCAACGTTACGAGGCGGAGTCTGCGGGAGTGGCTGGCTGATCAGTGGACGCGGTTCGAGGTGTGGCGCTTTATGCGCGCGTCTGTCGAGGTGAACGTCCGGCAAGCGTGCGGGCATCGGACGAACATTCGGTTACTGCGCAAGGGGATCGAGTATCGGCTTGCTGCCTATGAGTCATCGACCTGTGCCGAGTGTACCTTCTATCGGTGCATGGCGGAACTGAGGGCGCGGCGTGGCGGGCGCGGTTAGGCGTCGATGTCCGGTGTGTGCGGAGTTCCAGCCTTGCCCGGTGCATCGTCCTGGAAGGCGGAGCGCGCGGGCGTCGGAGTGGCACGGACTGTACGACGGCCGGTGGCGGAGGTATCGCTTGCAGTTCCTGAGGGAGCATCCACTGTGCGTCGATCCTTACGGGGACCATGGCAGACGGATCGTGGCTTCGGAGTGCGTGGATCACATCAAGGCGCATCGCGGGGATTACGGGCTGTTCTGGGATCAGTCGAATCACCAGGCGCTGTGTTTGGCGTGCAATTCGAAGAAGGCGGCACTCGAAGAAGGGGCCTTCGGGAACGCTCCATCGAACAGGTAGCGAACAGGTTTTACAGGTTGCGGGCAAGGGGCGCTATCGATTGATTCTTAACGGTTAAGGCCGTCCGCCGGTAGGGTGGTTCGGATCTCTAAGCGAAGGGCCGCTACGACCTTGCCCACGTGTCTTTCACGCGCGGACAGGTTTTTGAACAAGTCACAGGTTTTCTGGAAGGCTGACTCTGACATGGGAATGAGAGGTCCACAGCGGAATCCGAATTCGGTGCGTGGGCGACGGGAAATCGCTAAGAAACAGAAACTTGCGGTGATTGGGAAAGTTGGAAAAGGCAAGATTTCGCCGGCTGTAGAGCAGATCGGGCAACTACCCACCTGTCCCAAGTGGCTATCAAAACCTGTCGCGGAGAAATGGACAAGTTTAGTGACGGATATGGCGGCGGCCGGAGTTCCTCTCCAGCAGCTTGACTCGCGGTCGATTGCGGTTGCGGCCGGATATGAGGCAGATCTGGATGCGCTGGAATCGTACGAAACCGAAGATGCGGATATTCGCCTCCAGTCGATCCGGCTGAAGAACGCGACTCGAAAGGAACTGCTGGCGGCGCTGATCGCAATCGGCGGGACTCCGGTAGCCAGGTTGCGCGCTCGAATCGCTCCAGAGGAAAAGAAAAAACCTAATGACGATCCGTGGGGGAGCTTGTGAGCGCGATTACGTCGCTATCGCAAACCAGTACATCGCGGATGTCCTGTCGGGAGCGGTTCCGGCGTGCGAGTGGATTCGGCTTGCCTGCCAACGGCAGGTAGACGATCTTGCGCGGTGGAATGTCGCGGTCAAGAATCCGCCGTTCCACTTCGATCCGGATAAAGCGGCTCGGGTCTGCAAGTTCATCGAACTGTTGCCGCACATCAAGGGCAAGTGGAAAACGGCGGCTCTGCTTTTGGAGCCGTGGCAGGTTTTCATCCTTACGACGGTTTTCGGTTGGGTTGACGCCGATGGGAACCGCCGATTTTACGACGTTTATATCGAGGTTCCCCGCAAGAATGCCAAGAGCACTCTGACATCCGGCGTTGCTCTGTACTGCATGTGCGAAGGTGAGCCGGGGGCGGAGATCTACTCCGCGGCCACGAAGAAAGATCAGGCGCGGATCGTATTCGACGTGGCGCGCCGGATGGTGATGAAGTGTCCGGGCCTGAAGCGGCGGTTCGGAGTCGAGACTGAGAAACACCGGATCTTCATTGAGGACGGCGCCACTGAGTTCCGCGCTCTGTCATCGGATGAAGACGGGCTTGACGGCCTGAATATCCACTTCGTAGCGGTCGATGAGTTGCACGCGCACAAGTCGCGGGCCGTGCATGATGTTTTGGACTCGGCGACTGGATCGCGGCGACAGCCGTTGAAGTGGCGCATCACGACGGCGGGCAGTAACAAGCAGGGCGTGTGCTTCGAGCAACGCGAGTACGTTTGCAAGATCCTCAAGAAACAACATGAGGATGACCGGTACTTCGGCGTCATCTACACCATCGACCTTCCGACGAAGGATGCGGACGGGAACGTGGTGGCCGGAGATGACTGGAAGAGCGAAGCGGCCTGGCGGAAAGCGAATCCGAACTACGGCGTATCGGTGCTGGCGGCGGATATCGCGGCACTGGCGCGGAAGGCTGTACAGTCGGCTCGGTCTCAGAACAACTTCCTCACGAAGCGGCTCGATGTTTGGGTGTCGGCGGCTTCGGCGTTCTACAACATCGACGCGTGGATAGGGAAGTGCTACCGGGATGTCACGCTGGCGGAGTTCGAGGGGTGTGAGTGCTGGATTGCGTTCGACCTTTCGAGCAAGGTAGACATCGCGGCGAAGGCCATCGTGTTCCGGCGGATGGAAGGTGGGCAGGCACACTATTACGTGTTTGCTTCGCACTACCTGCCTGATGCGGTGCTGGAGTCGGAAGAGAATATCAACCTCCAGCACTACACGGAGTGGAATGAAGCGGGGCTGTTGACGCTCACTCCGGGGCCGGCGATTGACTACGCCACTATCGAGGATCACCTGAAGGAAGATCTCAGGCGGTTCGATGTCCAGGCGGTGGCTTACGATCCCTGGAACGCAGAGCAGTTCCGGCAACGGATGGAAGCTGAGGGCGCTCCGATGGAGGAGTGCCGGATGGGCGTGCAGAACCTCAGCGAGCCGATGAAAACATCGGAGGCGCTGATACTCGCGGGCCGGTTGCATCATTCCGGAGATCCGTGTTTGACCTGGCAAGTCGGGAACGTGGTTGGTGTCGAGGACGCCAAGAAAAACATTTACCCGCGGAAAGAAAAACCGGAGAACAAGATCGATGCCGCGGTGGCGATGATCATGGCTCTCCGTGTGGCGCTGTTCGCTGAAGGGAAAACTCATGACTTTGGAGTGCTCAACCTGTGATTGAAACTCTCGGATCGCTTATGCAACGGGCGGGGCACTCGCTACCTGGAGTGGCTCAACGCGACATCTCCACTCTTGGATCGTTGGCGGATGGACGGATCGGCTCTCCGGTCTGGCACTTACTGAATCAGGGCGCCGGGACGTATAGCGGCCGGGTGGTAAGTCCGGCGACGGCGATGCAGTACATTCCGGTGTACGGATGCGTCGCGAAGATCGCTAAGAGCGTGGCGTCGTGTCCGCTGGTGACCTACCGGAACACCGGGGTTAACTCGGACACGAAAGAGCCGGCGACAAGCGATTACCGGTTCCGGCTGCTCAAGGAACAGCCGAATCCGGAGATGACCTCGTTTCAGTGGAGAGAGGTTATGGTTGCGCACCTCTTACTGTGGGGCAATCACTACTCTTTCACGAAGCGGGACGGTGCGGGCCGGGTGGTTGAGGTATGGCCGCTGGAGCCGTCGTATGTGCAGGTGCTAAGGACACGGCTTGGCGGTGACCTGGTGTACAGGTACTTCCCGCACAATCCGTACGCGGTGCCAGTGCAGCCGGGGATCTACTCGGCGGCGATGGGCGAGATCCTGCACATTCCGTATCTCGGGTTTGACGGCGTGATGGGCTACTCTCCGATCACGCTGGCGCGGCAGGCTCTGGGGCTTGGGTTGGACGCCGAAGAGTATCTGGGCAGGTTCTACGGACAGGGCGGAAAGCCTCCGTACTGGATCGAGTATGACGGTCAGATCAAAGACCGCGAGCAGTTCATGGAGAAGTTCCGCGAAACCACTGGCGCGATGATGAACGCCGGTAAGCCGTTCTTCGGATACGGCGGATTAAAGCTCCATGAGTTCAAGATGTCTCCACAGGATGCTCAGTACGTGGAGGGATCGAACTTATCAGTAGCTCAGGCGTGCAGGCTGTTCGATATGCCGCTGAGCATGATGGGCGATCCAGGCGGAAAGGCTTCGACGTACGCAAGCTCCGAACAGGAGGACATCAAGTACGCCAAACACACGGTTGCTCCGGTTTGCGAGCGCATTGAAAAGAAGATCGATCTGACAATTCTGGGGTCGATGGACGCGCTGACTTGCAGGCACGACATGCGGGCGCTGTATCGCGGCGACATGTTGACGGTCGCAAAGACGCACGCCGTGGAGATCGCGTCCGGAGAGATCTCGCCGAATGAAGGCCGGGCTGAATCGAACCGGAATCCGGGGCCGGTGGAGCTTGACGAACATTTCATGCAGGGCGCGATGGCGACGGTAAAGCACATCGTGAAGAACGGATTCGGCGGTGGCAAAGGCACTCCGCCAGGTGACGGAGAAAAGGAGCAGGGATGAAATCTATCGAAGAGCGGCGCGCACTGCTGGCACGGATGGGCGGCGAGGTGCGGACACTGAGCGCCGATGTGGTTCGGTCGCTGGCGAAGGAAACACAGGACTCGCTGCAAGTAATCCGGCAAACGCAGGCGGCCTGTTATGCGCTGATGTCGTACCTCTGCTACATGCCGTACGACAGTTTTCCGGATGGCGTGTACGCGGCTCTGTACGAGTGCTGGACATGCTGTGGGCTGTGCGTCGATCTGATCGGTCGCGAGTCGAACCTGTCGCCGGCCGGACAGGCGCTGTGTGCCGCGGCTTGCAGCGAATGCGTATCGGTTTGCACGGGCACGGCTGACGTGATTTTGCAGGCGTGCGTTTCGCTGTGCGGCGATGCGGTGAAGGCCTGCGGTAGCGGATCGGGCGATGAGGGACGGGCGGCTCGGAATGCGGGAGATGAAACGCGAGCCTGCAAGATCGAGTTCCGAAAGGCGGAGGACGGGCATATCAAGGGGTATCCGATCCTGTTCAACGCGCTCTCGGAGGATTTGGGCGGATTCCGGGAACGTATTCTGCCGGATGCGATCCAGTTCGCGGACGATCTGAAGGCGGACTTCAATCACAATCCCGATTACATCCTCGGTCGGACGTTGGCGGGAACGCTGAAGGTATCGACGGATGCGCGCGGCGCGTTCATGGATGCCGATCCTCCGGACACGACTTGGGCGCGGGATCTGAAGGTGTCCATCGACCGCGGCGACATCGATCAGGGATCTTTCAGTTTCCGGGTGTTGCCGGGCGGCCAGCAGATCAGCGAGGAAAACGGACAGCAGGTGCGTACGCTGTCGAAGATTCTGGTACGGCGGGTGTCGGTTGTTTCCGATCCGGCGTACACGAAGACCTCTATCGAGGTTCGCAGTAAACAGGGTGACCAGATCGCGGCGGGCCAGGCGGCTCCGCCCGCTCCGATACAGAGCGGCGGAGTAGGTCTTGACTTACTTCGCCGGAAATTGGAACTGGTCTAACTGCAATCAGAGTGAAAGGACAGTAATGAAAATCGTAAAGCTGAAGGAACAGCGGGCCGCGCTGAAGGCGGAAGCGCGGGCCGTCATCACCAAGGCGGAGGGCGAGAATCGCAACCTCAATGCCGAGGAACAAACCACCTTCGATGCGCGCATGACGGCAATCGGAGAGATGGACACGCGTATCGAACGCGAAGAGCGGATGGCTCGGATGGAAGCACAGGACGCGGTTCCGGTGGGCGGCGTTACTCCGGCTCCCCACGTGGAAGTGCGGAGCAACGCGGCTCCGCTGTCCCGGTTCGTGAATTGCATTCGCGCCGTCGCGAAGGGCAAGGGCGATGAGCGGCGCGCTGCTCAGTACGCCGATGAGGTTTTGCACGATGCGGACCTGGCTCGCGCGCTGTCGGCTTCGGTGGCCGCAAGCGGCGGCTTCGCTGTGTCGGATGTGCTCTCTCAGGAATTCATCGAATACCTGCGTCCGGCATCCGTGGTTCGCGCGGCTGGCGCTCAGCCGGTTCCGCTGGCCAATGGCAACCTGTCGATCCCGAAGATCACGGGCGGCGCATCCGCCAGCTACATCGGTGAGAACACCGATGCTCCCACGTCTCAGCAGACGGTCGGACAGGTTCGGCTCATCGCCAAGAAGTTGGTTGGCCTGATCCCGATCAGCAACGACCTGATCCGCTTTGCCAATCCGCAGACCGATACCGTGATCCGCGGCGACTTGATCCGGGCCGTATCGCAGGCGGAGGACCTGAACTTCCTGCGCGGCGACGGAACGCAGTTCACTCCCAAGGGAATGCGCAACTGGGCGTCTGCCGGTAACTTCGTTACCGCAGTTGCTCTGTCCGGCGCCTCTCTGGGATACGCCGATGTGACGGGAATCACGCTGTGGCTCGGTTCGATGATCGCGAACCTGCTCAACGCGGCCGTTCCGGTGACTCTGGAAACCGGCTGTTTCTTCCTCTCGGCGCGCAGCTTCATGGCTCTGCGCACGCTGCGCACTCAGCAGGGCAACTACGCGTTCCCCGAACTGTCCGACGATCCGAAAGATCCGCGGCTGCTCGGCTATCGCGTGAAGATGACTCCGCAGATCCCCACCAATCTGGTGGCGACTCCGACCGGTGGCGCGCAGATCACCACGGCTTCCGAGATTTACTTCGCCAACATGCCGGATTGCCTGATCGGCGAAGCGGTCAACCTGTTGCTCGACGTTTCCACCGAGGCGACTTACAAAGACGCTGGCGGCAACCCGGTTTCGGCGTTCAGTCAGGATCAGACCGTGATCCGCGTGATCGAAGAGAACGACTTCGGCGTGCGTTACGACCAGTCGGTGGCCGTGGCTACGGCCGTACCGTTCTAGTCGGTTCGGGTGGGGCGGGTAACACCGCTCCACCTATTCAATTTCCAACACAGAGGAGAAAAACAGAATGGGAATGAGCTTGAGAAAGAATATCGGCGCGTACCTGCACGCCGCATACGCGGCAGTGGCGACGGCACTTACCGCGGCCGGTACCGGGGATAACACGGCGGTTACCGGGTCGGTTGTGGACCGCTTTGCGGCCGGTTCGCCGCTGTCCTGCTCGGTGCTGTACGCCATCGCCGCTACCATCGCCAACACGAAGACGTTGAGCCTGGCATACAAGATCCAGCACGGCACGAAGTCCGATGGGTCCGATATGGCCGATTACGCGGCCGTGGCATCGACTGTGGTGATGACCGGCAACGCTGGCGGTACGGCACAGACGGGCATCGTGAAACACGACGTGGACCTGACCGGCGCCTTGCAGTATATCCGGGTGGTTTTCACGCCGGATCTGAGCGCGACCGGCGTCGATACGGCTACGGTTTCGCCTGTGTTCGTGTTCGGTGGTATGGCCGAACTGCCGTAGGGCGGTTCGTGGGTGTGTGGGGTGTGAAGTTGGGGGCGTCCTGATCGGGCGCTCCCGTTTTTATTTTGGGGGATTTCATGACGGTGCGTTTCGTTTCTCGCTGTGGCAGGTACTTACCGCGTGACGTGGCGGCGTTTCCGGCGCATGAAGCGGAGCGCATTGTGAAGTCCGGCGCGGCCGTGATCGAGCAAGCTACGGCTCCGGTATGCGAGGTTTCCGCGGTGACGGTTGAGCATCCGCAGGTACCGCAAGAGACGGCGACGGTTGGCAGGCGGAGGCGACGGTGAACATAAAGCTTATTTCGGAGATCGGAGATGAGCCGATATCGCTGGATGAGGCGAAGGCTCAGCTCATGTACACCGCTACCGATCAGGACAACTACATCTCCGGGTTGATCTCGGCGGCTCGGGTGATGGCGGAGATCTACAACGGACGCCAACAGACGCTGAAGCAATGGGACCTGGCGATGGATCACTGGCCGGGTTCGCCGATGGCCGGGTTGAGTGCGACGCCGAGTCCATACTTCAACCTGTGGCCATCCGAAGCGTACAACCTCTTGGCCGGTGTGGTTCCGTGGGCGCGGGCGGTGCGCGTGGCGGCTCCGCTGGTAGCGGTTTCGTCGGTGACGTACCGCGACGATAGCGGAGTGATTCACACGCTCAATCAGGGCGTAGATTACTTCGCGGACACCTGGAAAGAGCCGGGGCTGATCGCTCCGTGTCCGAATCAGAGTTGGCCTTCGAGCGGGTTGTGGCCATCGTCCGCGATTCATATCCAGTTCACGGCGGGGAAGATCTCTACCGACGATGCGGACGGCGCGGCTCCGTGGGCGGCAGGGACGGCCTATGCGAAGGGGACGGTAGTAACTTCGAACGGGTTTTGGGTGGCCTTGCAGGCGTCCATAGGCGTGTTGCCGGGGTCGGATTACGTGTCCTGGGGACTCGTGGACCCGGTTGGACGGCACATCAAACAGGGGATGTTGCTGCTGGTTACGCAGTGGTTCGAGGATCGTATCCCGTTCGACGCTATCCGTTCGATTGCGGAGATGCCGTTCAGTGTGACTTCGCTGTTCACGTCGGACAAGTTGTGGGTGTAACGAATGCGCGAACGTCTTAATTTCGGGATCAATCCGGGGCGGTTCCGGCACACGATCACACTGCTACAGGCTACATCGGGCGTGGATGCGTCCGGCGTGTCGATCACGTACACGCCTTCGGCCGTTAAGCAAAAGGCGTAGATCCGCTACTTGCGCGGGGCGGAGTCACAGAGCAAAGGACAGGACGTTTCGGAGACTTGGATCGAGGTCACTACGCGGTACAACCCGGCGCTTGCGCGGTTGAGCCGGTTCATCGCTCCGGATG